TGGTGGTGATGTATTCGGTATAAAACGCGTGCGGTTTCGTCAATTCCCGCCAAGCGTGACGGCGCAGAAACTCGTATCCGTTCGCGTTCATTAACGCGAGTATTTGGATTACGTCCTGATTCGTGTTGCCTGCTACGCTTGTCGGGGTTGCAACGCCAAGCTCGTTAGTTACTTGCTGCACTAACTCCAGCATCGTTGTCGTTGACATTCTCTTTCCTCGGTCGGCCAGGTTTGCGCTGCTCCAATAGCATCGCCATCTGCGCCTCAAGTTCTTTCAGTTTTGCGCGGGTTTCTTCCAACTCACCGCTAGAAACCTTTTGATTCTTGTTCAGCAAGTAATTCCGCGCACGTTCGCGCAATCCTACGCCGCCCATGCCAATCCGTTGAAGCTGATTATCGCTTGCCGTGGCGACTTGTTCAACCGTCTGAAACTTGAGAATCTGCAACTCAGCCAGTTGATTGTCGCTCAGTTCGTCGGGGCGGTCTTGAAACCAATCTTTCAGCGGCACGCCGATAACCGGGCCATCACCGCTTTGCATCTGAAAATGCAACCATTGACGGGGAAACCGCGATTTGTGGTCATCCCGAACCGGCTGGTCAATCACCGTGGTTTTGTCTCCTGGCACTACGATTCGCACAAACGGTTTCCCTTGATATGGGTCTTTTTCATTGGTGTAAAACTCAACATAGAGTTGCGAATCTGCGTTGTTGATATCTGAATCGAGTGCCATAACGTTCTCCTGTGGGGATTAGGTTTTCGTGCCGTTGATGCTGTACCACATACTGTTACTAATTGCGAAAAAAATGCTTGTATGATCTTTGCTAATACTCGCCGAAGTTGTCTGATTGATCGTGGTCGTTGATTCGTACGGGTAGACCTTGAGCGTGCTTGCACCGCTGTTTGCAATGTAAATCACCTCCCCCATTTCGGTCGGGGGAAGTTTTACGCCTGTTCCCGATGCTACCGTGTCCACCGAATTGAACACGCTTACCAACTGCTTCGCATCTGTTCTTGTTGATCCGGTAGCCGTAATTTCGTCTTTGCCATCCCCGCAAATAGAAACGGTGGATAGTTGACTAACACCCGAACCAAGAACCCGCGAAGGTATGCTCATTTAAATCCTAAAACGCGCAAATCTCGCTGCGGAATATGAAAAAAAGGTTCTTCAAATCGCACATTCTGAAAACCTGCCTCGGTAAACAGTGCACCGATTTCAGCTTTCGAGTAACACCAATGATGCCGCATCGTATCAGGTTCGGGCAATCCGAACAATGCTCGCCCGATCAAGTCATCATGCCGATAGCCCGCATTCCACAAGGCAATCACGTTATCAAGGCACGGCATCTCGAGGGATAACTGACCACCTGGCTTCAGCACTCGCCGCCATTCCTGTAAGGTTTGTTTCACTTTGAAACGTTCGATATGCTCAAATAGGTGGATCGCGGAAATCTCATTGGCATGGTCATTTGGCAAATCAAGTTTCGTTACATCGGACAGCAAATCTTGATCCCCGACGCAATCGACGTTGATCCAGCCGGGCCATGATCGATCCCCCGCCCCTAAATGGAGTCGAATAGCGTATCCCATGCCGCTCCAATCTGTTCAGGGGAATAGTGCATTTGAATGTATCGCTGGCCTTCGCGTACCAAGTCGTTTAATTCGTGCCTGTAGGCTTGCGAGAACTGCAACCCACCCTTGACTGGCCCAAGGTAACAAAAGTGCCTAAATTCCTTGTTTATAACAATCTTACTGGCGATTACAAAGCAACCCGCCATGACTGCGTTAATGAGTCGATTGGGGCTTTTGTAGGTTTCTTCGGCATTCGGTAGCAAAACAATGTTGCTTCGGTGCAGCAATTGCTCTTGTGCGCTGTTCGACCACGGCACGCATTCAATCAGATCATTCGGCCCTGTGCAGTAGGTCATATCGTATGGTTTCAACATTTGTTGATAGGGCAAAATTTCTTTCAGATTGCTCTGATGCCCCATCCACAAAAATTTGTTGCCGTCTGCGTGCGGTTGACCGCGGTTTTCCCATGAATCGGGGATTACTTGGGCATCCCTTTCCGCATGGCGGCGAATTCGTCGCGCCATTTCCGGAGTCGGACACACAACTGCATCAGCTTCTCTAGCCATTTCTTCATAAAGTTTCCCTAACTGTGGATGCTCAAAATGATCATCGCAAATATCGACCACCATTTTCACGCCTTGCCCCTTCATGTGATGCCAAAGCATTGCATCATCGGGGTGCGGCTTGGAAAAGACGGCTATATCCGCGCCTTGAGCATTCAGCCTTGATTTGTGTTTGCAATACGCTGAAGGCAGTTGCGCCCTCAATCGGTAGGATGCCATCTCAGCACCCCCACGATGCAGCCAGGTTACGCTGCGAGCTTCCATGCGCTCCTTACCCGCAGGATTTCGGCTATCAGCCCGTCTCCCCGCGCTTCGATTGTAATGTCCGGCATCACGCTAAACACTAGTTGGAACTCGTTTGCCTGCTGCGCCATCGCCATGTTGCTGACAAACTTCTTACGGTGCGGCGCTTCACCGACATAAATTTCAATTGTCTGACCGGCTTTCTCACCCGTAAAGCGTTTTGTCCCATCCTCGCGAATGCAAGAGTCATAGCCGTACAGGATGAACTTGCGGAAGCCTAGCAAGTAACCGATGTTGATAGCCCGCAAGCCGGAAGTCGTTCCACCGCCTACTGCAAGCCTTTTGCCTATTGCCTCGCATTCAGCGTCTTGCGACCACGAATGCCAAAGCAGCACATTCTTGTCAGCAAGCCAATCGAACATCACCGGAGGGCATCGGGATGCCACCATGTAGACCGTGTGATCGTTCTTTTTCTGAATGCAGTTCGTCCTGTCTCGTGGATCAAGATCGACCCACAAATCAGGTTCTATGCCGTTGTCACATAGGAAATCGTGTGCGCCCTTGATAGCGCAGATCGTCCTGCCCTGTTCGCGTTGTTGACGTATCTCGTCAACGAACTCAGGCATGGATGGGCCGCTCCCGACCAGCACAAGTGTTCCATCGTGCCGAGCGGGAGCGGGTTGTAGCTCCGGAAGTCCCCGCGCAAGCGCAGAGCGGATGTAAGCCGAATTTTCGTCGGGCGTACCAGCAGCCCGCACAGAGATTTCCAGTTTTTCCATTAAGTACCTGCGATGCCCGAAGCGATGTGCGGGTAACCAGCAATGCAGGTCACCGCAGTCGCGTTGGAAATCGAAGTGGTAGCCACAAGGCCGAACACACCGCCACCCGAAACCACAGCATCATCAAGCACGCCAGCGGTTGCGGTAGTGTAGAGCGGGACGTTCGGAGCGCAGTTAGCAGCCAGGTTTACTTGCACCTTGCCGCCCAGTTGCACCCAACCGTAGTAGCCCGAAGCGATGGAAGTCTGAGCGAAGCCAATCCGCTTGCAAGTTGCTGCGAGCGTCGTGGTCATCATCTGCGCCTTTTGCGTGTCATAGACTGCGACAGCAGCATAGGTCGAGATTTCAGACAGAGCTTGGACGTACACGGCTTGACCGCCGTCAGACAGGTTAACCACCGTACCAGTCGTGAATTGCGAAGTCTGATCCACGTTGGTCAGGGTAACGCCTGCGGTATTACTTACGCTGAAAGTAGGCATGTTGTTTTCTCCTTAAGCAATCAGCACGCCGCAGAACTGCGGGCCGCTGCTAGTCAAGTTACCGGCCCAACCAATCAGCTTAACGATTGCATCTTGGTTGACTGCTTGGCGCTCACCACCAATCGGAACAAAGTTCCGGTCAGCGTGCGGACGGAACATCAGGTACTTGGTGTTCAAGAACCACATATGGTTCGCGGTAGCGGCAGAACCGATACCACCATCCAGCACCACGTCAGAAGCCATACCAGCGCCGAAGTATTTCAGCGAGGCAAAGCCAGCACCGGCCATTGACGAACCGCTATCGGTAATGCGCTGAATCGACTGGAGCGATTGCAGGTAAAGGCGATAGTAGTTGTTGTCAGCCACAATCAGGTCAGGCTTGTCCGTTCCACGGATCAACTGAACCGCAACCGCATCCATGTATTGCTGGATGTTGGAAGCCGTCACAGCCGCGCCGCCGTTAGTTACGCCGGAATAAGACACCGAGCGCCAAAACGTCCAAGTAGCGCGGTCGATACCGCCGTAAGTGCCCGAACTCGGAGCATCAGGCACAGCAGCGCCCAAGCCGGTCAGGTTCTTACCAGCGTTACCCGTACCGTCAAGGTACAGGTCGCCGCTGATGCGGTTAGCCAGTTGCGCTTCAGCAACGTTCATACGACCATCCAACAGGTCAATAATCGCCTCTTTGCCGCTGTTCTGAATCATTTCCAGGCCGCTGATCGAAACTGCCGAAGCGTACTGGGTGATCGAGAACTGCGCTGCACTACCATGTGTTCACAAGGATTCGTTAATTCCTTGCCGCCCTTTCGGACTGCTGCATATTTCTATGCAGAGCAGACTATCTCACAACCCTTGCGGGTTCTTTGCACTTCGAGCCACTTGGCTCTACGAGGAGTCACCCTCTAGTCGTTACACCTTCCCTTGCGGGCTTGGCTCGGTATTGCCTTCAACTTAATGGTCAGGGTTTCACCGAATTCACAAAGTTTTTCAATGCAGATTTCTCTGCAAGGCCACCAATGCATTAATGGGACTGTTTTGGCTCACGTTCAGCACTTCATAGCCGCTATAGCTATTGGTGTTGTTGGTGGCGCTGTCGTTATACATAATCTCTTGCAAGATTACGTTACCGCCTGAGAAGGTCTTGACGTTTCCGCGTTCCTTCAGTCGGCGCAGCAGGGCGTTGTTGTTTGTTACGTTATCAGCAAGCTCACCGCTACGGCTTTGGATGTTAGTAGCGATAATGTCGCTGATAGAACTATTGGCAAATGCCATGATTTTCTCCTATCAGGTTTTTAGAGTCGATCTGCCATGCTGTCGAATTGTTCGGCAAGCAGGGATCGGCGATCTTGCGCTTTGGTAGCCGTTGTCGCGCCGGGTGCGGCACTTCTGACACTAACCGCTGCCGCTCTAGCCTTCTTCGCAGCTTGATTCGCTACGACCTTTTGCTGAGTCTCAACTTGGGCTTGTCGGCTCTGTTGAACTTGCTGATAAAGGTTGTCGTCTAGGCGTAATGCTTTTTCATACGCATCCTCTAATGTCGTTGCTACACCGCTTTGCAGCAAACTAATCATTGTCGGACGCGCTTCTTCAAAATGTTCAGCTCGCATAGCGAAACTGTCAATTTCGCTTAACAAAGACTGGTTCTGCACTTGCTCTTGTTGCTCTTTCCAACTCATCACCTCGCCACGAACTCGATTTAGTTCCTGTTGAAGTGCTGAGATATTGGGATCAACCATCTGTTGTTGCAGTTGGCTCATATCACCCAAATTCACACCATACTGCTGCGCGAGTCGCATAAAAAGTTGTTGCTTTTGCTGCGGATCGCTATACCGTAATGCGTGATCGGCTTCCATCAAGGCTTTGACTGCCCTTGGTGCAT